CGCCTTGCTGAACTTTGATACTGAGCATGATTATTATAATAATAATCTAAAACATCATTCACATTTTTTAAGTAAGAGTTATTAGGCTTACCCTCTATTGTCCATTTAGTTTGATAAGCTTCAGCGTCTACGGCATTATTACAATGAGTAGAAACTGAAGTTAAAACTCCTTTTTCATTCGTATATCTTATGTGGTAAACTTTACCCCGTTTTATCAGCTTCATTATAATCCCTATTGTAATGTACCTCTTGTATCATTTGGCTTAACTTAACACATACATTATAAAGTGCATTGTTAAGCGTACTGCCTTCCTTGTCTCCAATTAAATCTATTCTAACTCCTTTTACGATTCCAATTCCGCCAGAATCAGGTTTAGTTGAATGATCTATATCTACTCGTAAAGAAAATATATCATCTACATTTTCCCTCATACAATTCAATCTCAATGGAATTGTTTTTGTTGTGTTATCTTTTTCCGCCACGATACATAGCCTTCCTTAAATGTTTGGTTATCGGTGTGGACATAAAATTTATCTGTTGTTTTAGAGCCTTTAGCGTGACCTAACATTTTTCTTAGCGTTGATTTTTCAACTTTAATGTTAGAAGCGAATATATGCTTTAATAAATTAGGAGTAAATTTAGCGTCCTTATGGGTTAAATTACGCAATAACCATTTGCGAAAATGTGGAGCAGACGGAAAAAGTTTTGCTCCTGTACTCGTCTTTTTATTTCTAAGTAAAATCTCGTATAGTTTTTTATTCATGGGTATATCTCTAGTCCTATGAATATTTTTTGACTCTGTTATATATAAATTATCTTTATCAAAGCTATCATTTGTAAGATTGCATAACTCAGCCCAACTTATACCTGTCATTAAAACAGTTAAACAACTGTCTTCTTTATCTTGTGGAAAACTATTTATTGTTCTCAATACATGGTCAAGTGCTGGAAGGATTTTATCTTTCTGGACTACTTGGATTTGTTTTAATTTTAGCCTTCTTACTTTATCATAAGACAACAATTCATCTTTATCTAAGTAATTTAGAAAACTATTAATACGAATTATTGTTTGATTAACTGTTGATCTTGCATATTTTTTTAACATATCAGATTTTAATAAATCTAAATCATTTGGCTTCAGGTCTGTCAATCTAACTTCCCCATAATAATCAATTAAATCTTTTAGCTTTTGCTTGCAATCTTCGATAGTAGATTTAGCCAAGCGCTTTTTATTTTGATTGCTTATATATTTATTGTAAGCGTCAATTATAATCATATGTTCCTTTTTCAGCCCAATTCTTAAATACTTTTCTTATGTCTATTTTTTTCTCAAACACCACTAACAGCATTAAGATAAAATAGTTAGCTCCGTCCAAATAGTTATCAGCCTTTTTTTGTCCATTAACAATCCTATTTAACTTATCAAGGATATGATCTATACAAACATCTTCAGGTCTTACTCTTCTATTATGTATTATACTTCTTAATCTCGCAATTTGTTCACTATTGCCTTTAAAGTCACCATATTGCGAATCCCTATTATCGAAGATTTTACCCATTAACTCAAGTATTTTATGGAATTTAACCTTATAATCCTTGTTTAGCATGATATTTTGAACCTCAGAATCAACATCTATATTCTTCATTTATTGTCCCCTTTTATTTCCTGTTGTAAAAATGGTAATAACCAATCGTTATCTTTAAATATTGTGGTTAAATGATTGGCAACGCTGTTAGTAATCATTTCTTCCTGATCGTCTGATAATAAATTCATAGTCTTTAATTCTTGATTGAGAGACATATCAGATATGGAAATATGGATTATTTCATGTAGCAACGTATTGACTAATATTTCATTTTTTAATTCTGGCTGAAGACTTAGTTTTTCCAAACGCTTATCATACGAGCCGTAGCAATCTACATTGTCTTTCATAAAGCTCGGATCATCTTTAACTACTGATACATTTCTCCACATAACTTTGATGAACTTTGGTATTTCTATTCGTTTATGCTTTTGCATAATTCACCTTTACTTTCTGCTTTCTGATTAAAAAATTCGCAACCTTCATGTGTGCAATAAAAATTACCTGAAGTAGTGTTTGGCTGGGTAAACTTGCATTGTCTTACTACTTCTACCTCTATCTCTTTGCTGTTATGGCAATGCTCGTTAAAATCACAAAATTTACATTCATACCAATTTGGATTATCTGAAATCTTTGGTGGCAATTCTCTTGCTGTAATAGAGTTAAAGAAACAATCTAAATAATATTGAGCTTCATTAGGATTATAATCAATCATTTCGTAATGTAATTCAGCGGTATTTTTATTAAAGACTACAAAAAAGGCTTGTGTTAAGTCTTCGTCACTTTCTTGTGTACCCAACATATAAGTTTGAACTTGTGCATAATAAGTTTCATTGGTTTTTTTTACACCATGCTTTTTAAAACTATTAAAGTTTTTCTCGTTAGCTGATTTTATTTCTAATAGTTTTTTTTTAGTTTCACCAAAATAATATTCTGACTTTACTCTGCCGTCAAAATGACCTTTGATGTGTCCACCATGAAACGATACTTCAAATTGTTTACCTGTGTCATGGTCAAATTCTTCAATATAGAATTGTGGTATTGCTTTAAGATAATTTACAACTTGTGTTTCTATATCGTGACCTTGCTGGAATATCCTTAAAACTCTTGGATCAAATCCCTTTTGTGGTGTTCCTTTAGCTTTGTAATACATTAATCGAGGACAGGATTTCCAGCCCGACAAGCCTGTATAATTCCTATTATTAGAACTATCCAATGGCTTACTAACCTCTTCAAATTTAAGTTTTATATCTTCTAGGTTCATAAAATTATTTATGGTAGTGCTAACCCGCAAATAGTATTACGGGGGAGATCATTGCGGGTTAGCGTTAAGTTAGGCAATGAATAAAACCTAACTTAAAATTCGATTTTATCTTCCATTTCAGCGTCAGGAAAATTCTTCTTAATTTCCGCCGCCACATCATTTAATGGAGCTTTACCATAATAAGAAATGATATTTTTAGGGTATTCACCGCCAGCGTCTTTTTGAACGATTTTAGCTTGTAAAGTAATTCCTAAAAATAATTTTTCGTTAGCTTTACCACCTTCAGGTATTGACTTACCGCCAATCTCTAAAATGGTTTTCATAATTGACTTACTCTTCATAAGCCAATCTTCATTCGGATTGTTAAGTGATACAGGATATTCCATAAATACTTTTCTATTTGCGAACTCTCCTTCCTTTACTTCAAATCGTAATGACAAAAATTGTCCAGCCGATTTTTCTCTTACTTCGGCTTCATCTACTTGTACCAAATAACGAGCTACGGGAAGTAATGCAAATTCCTTTTTCTCACCTTCTGATTGAAACGCTGTCGCTCCTGTTAAGTCTATTTCCATGTGTTTATTCTCCTTGTTGATTAATAAATTTTTTAACATCTTCCGCTCTGTATCTTAAAAGTTTATGCGAAAATCTTTTGTATTTAGGTGGCTTACCTTGTTGTCTCCAACTTTCAACTGTTCGTACTGATACTCCTAAAAATGAAGCAACATCTTGAGTCGTTAAAAGATCGTTAGCTGATAAGTCGTCTAACTTTCTTGCTAGGCTCATTTAGTCTCCTTTGGTTTGGGGGTTGTTAGGGCTTGTTTTACTATCTGAGCTAAGTTAGGATTTTTAATCATAGCTTTTAACTGAGATTGATTATTCATTGGTATTCTTGCTTTAGCTGTCCAGCCGTCAAATGTTTGCGTAAACAAAACTCTTTCAACTTCTTTTGGATTTTCAGGATTAGCAATTAGTCTATATGCAAATATAAAATCCATATCACCATTGAAAGTTTGCTCACCTTTTTGTCCCGCTAACATTGGTCTTTTTATATCTTGCTTAGTTTCATTATCTTGTGTGGTTTTAGCCAAGCCAGAAAAAAAGATATGTTTATCTACATTTCTAACAGTACGAATAAAGGTAGTTAAACTTTCAGCTATTCTTCTGTAGTAAGTAAAGGTTTCTGCTTTAGGAATATCAAATAAACCTGTCGTTTGATCCTTAACTTGTAATATCTTCTTATGCTTCTCTTCAAAAAGTCTAGCTATCTCAGTAATACTATCAATAAAAAACCAATCATACCCCTCTAACTCACCTTTTATTAAAGAATTTACAAAAGTATTAAGATCATCAATACTTTTAAACTCAAAAACATCTAACTCTTGTCCATATAAAGGTTTTAGTCCCGCTTCACCGCTTACGATTAAGCCCTTACCTAAAGGTTTTAATGTCGCCGCAAGTGAAGTTTTACCAACTCCAGCGTCACCATAAATTGCGCCCTTAAATTTCATTACAGTATTAGATTCTGTATTTGTTATTTTCATTATATGCTCCTTTTTTTAATTAATTTTTTTCTTGTCCATTCTTTAAATTCAATATCAGGAAATCTGATTGAACTAAAAAATCTTATGTATGGTGGGTGTGGTTTCCCTTCCCTTATCAATCGTCTTAATGAGCTATCACTAATATCCATGACCTCGCATACTTCTTGGG